CCGACAACATGGAGATACCTATGGGTAGTCTAGGACGAAGTGAAATTATGAGTTTGGCTGCGCTTGCAGGTGTGGTGGTGCTGGCTGTGGTCGGCTCCATCGGTGGCGACGCAGCCGTTGCCTTTATCGGTGGCTTAGTGCTGAAGAATCCTGCGGGCGTATTGAAGCGTTGACATGGAGCAGGACGAGGTTGCCTTTGAGCAATGGCGTGCGGAAGAAGGCGACGCTATTGCGGCTGAGATTCAGGAGAGCCTGAAGGCCAGTTCCAGTGTGTTGAACGTGGACGATGGCAGTCATGCCGTGTGGCATGAGGGCAGTTTGGGTCTGCTATTGGTGCTTCCGTTTGAACACGCGATGGCTTTTTCGGCGGAGTCTATTACGGGAGACTTTGATAACAGTCCCTTACATAGTTATGTGTTTTCCACGATCAGCGAGTTGATTGTTCGTGCGACTGCGATCATGGACTTTGACGGAATAGATTAACTCATTGACGGGTGGACGTACTGGTCGTTCAACGGCAGTCTCCACAAGTCCATCGCTACCATGCATCCGATGATGCAGTAGCCGATGATGTCAGCGTGCGTATCTGCAAGCGATTCATTGTTCGCTTCCGCATCCCGTTCGTACAGGTTCTCTAGGCGTGCGATCTTGTCGTGCAGGCGTACGAGTAGACCGTCCAGTCCGAACCTGTCGATGTTGTCGTACCCGTAGTCTTCCATCTTGCTACGCAGTAGCGGCAGCACGGACGCGGCACCTGCGGGTGCCGTTACGTCCTTGATATACGCTTGATCTAGCGTTATGATTGCTATTGCCTGAAACCAGTTGCAGGCGATGTCTTCGTGTACTTCTGCTCCGTAGTAACGGGCGGCAAAGTGGTCGTACTCATTGCGCAACATTCCCAGTGATGCGTCAGGGTCAGCGTGGAAAGGGTGGCGTACGCCACGGGCACGTTTCACATCTATGCTGTTAGCCATCAGCCCTGCGGCTGCGTCCCACGTTTCAGGATTTATCCGTGGAATTGTCATATAAATACTCCTTCACTAGCGGGTGTTTAGATAATTCTTCACCCAGTTTACGTAATATTTCATCTCGTTTACGCGCCACCGTGGTCTTCGGAATACCCAATACTTCTTGGACAGTCCGTAGACTTAAGCGTTCAAACAGTAGCGCATTTATCATCCATATATCCCTTTCATCTAGTTGGCTGTACACATTTAGTACAATGTCCTGCAATTCAACACGTTCTGCGGACGAGAACCTCTCGTCCGTGGCACCAAGCGACTCCTGCAACCACCCAAGGTGGATGGGGTCAGTCGGTATTTCTTTGCGACTCATCTGCCCATACTAGCGCAGCAGGAATCGCATAGTATTCTTTTCCTTCAGGGAACGCCTTTACTTCAGCACCTACGCATAATTTTTGTAACTTGCCGAGGGGTATGTTGGCGTGTCGATCATTGGACGAATCGTATACAAACAAAACAACACGATGCATTCGGTGCCACGACCGTAGCGCCTGCATCTTCTCCAACTTCAACTTCAACACCTGATCCGACCCCAACCCCTGCACTTCCACAAAGGATTCAGAGGTCAAATAGTCAGGCGTGTACCGTACGCTAGGTGGCAACGAACCCATGTGAATCGGCGGACGATTCAGCCCGTAGCGACAGAACTTACGGTCGCACAATTCCTCAAACTTGCGTTCCGAAATATCTCCCATCGTCTGAAAGCGATGCGAGAATGGCTGATCCGCGAATGACATAGCGTCACACTTTCGTAGCGTCGATGTGAACGACCTGCTGGTCGTTCACGATAATACCTGCACGTTGGATACCATCCAAAGCCAACTTCACATAGTTGTCCAAGTCTCCACGCAACGGCGTTGTCCAATCTTCCACTGGCGTGATGGTAACCGCTGTGTGTTCACCTGTAAAGATCAACTCTACCCGAACTGGTCCGTCGAAGACGGGAGCGTCTTCTCCTACAGCCACAGCATACTCTTCCTCCGCGCGTACAGTCGTAGCAGGAGTGTACGTACCCCCGCCCCTTACGGGACATGCGGGGACGCCCCTTAGGCAGCGGGCGCCCCTCCACCAAGAACGAAAACTCAGTGGACGGTTGCACGTTGCTGTGCGTCGGTAACGAGTCGTTCGACTTGTCGGTCACAGTCTTGCCTTCCTGCAAACTTCGGTCCCTCAGACCACCATGTACCTAGACGAGAATCCAAGTCCTTCGTCCATACCAAGATGTCGGTCACTCCGTACCCTGCTTCCCACATAGCACGGGCAAACCTGTTGAGGAATCCATGTCGTCCTCTGCCAGCACCATGCGACTGAGTGTAGTACGAATGGGGACCATCGTCGTACATCCTACGTGCCACCCCACGTAAACGGGTACCGTCAATCTTCATCAACGGTTCACGCGAGTACACCCGTGAGGGTGGCAGGTCAGGTGCTACCCATAAGGCTGCTGCAATTTCCAACAGGTCAATCTTTGCACGGGCACCTTCAGCGTCTATCACAAAGTTGTAGTAGTCAATCGGGTACCCGTTATCGTCCACCATTTCCTGACGACCTTCAGGTCTGGCACCACCATACGGTAGGCGCATATAGTTGCCCGGTGGACCGGGCAACGAGTCCTGCTTGGGGTACACGGCATCGTATTTGATGCCAGCCATCTGGCACACCGCCTGCAACGCTCGTCGCATCGTAGGCGCTTCAATCCAGTCTTCGGCAAAGACCCATACGTGACAGCCCTTGGAGCGAGACAGTTCCACCCATCCCTGCATCGCCAACGCCTGTAGCACAGTGGCTACGTTCTGCGCATAGATGAGCGAGTCGTCGCCTTCGTCAATGTCGATGGCACCCCACATGCACTTCCACAATTCGGGTTTCATGTCAGGATAAACTTTATGCCCGTCCACCTCTCGCCACCCACCACATCCAGCGGCATGAGTTTCTTCAGGGTCATACACCATTGGGTACACCCCGATCATTTCCTCACCGCTACGGTGGCGTGAAATCAGGTGTCGGTTTACGTGATCCCATACACACCCGCCAGCGTCGCTGCCGTATGCGTATGGGAACCCTTCAAATAGGTTCCAGATTGCTTCAGACATCGAACCCGTCCAAGTTCATCTGCTCCCATGTTACGCCCGGTTCCAGCAGCCTACCGCTCGGGTGGATGGTGAGGTTTACCTCTGCCTTTTCACCCTCGCCTGCCTTGTTCTTGTGTAGGCCCACACTGATCTCGTCTTCGTAGTAGCGGCGTACGTCTTCCTCTAGGGTAACGTCGTCCCATCGGCGCCATGTTTCTATGACGAAGTGGCTTTCGCTGGTGGAGGCGTATCGACCTGAGTCGATGCCGCCTGCTCGTCCGCGATTGCCTGCTCCTCTGCCTGATTGGTGGACTACGACTCCGATTACTCGCCAGTCTGATACCAGTTGCTTGAAGGATTCAATTTTTGCTTGCACGCTGGCGTGGTCGTTTGGTCCACCTCCACGTATCAATTCTAAATAATCATATACAAGCACCTGTGGACGTTGACCGTCCCACAGTTGCGCCGACGCAATCCGCATTGCCTTGTCCAGATCGTCCACAGACATACCCGTGGACTCAAAGTGCAGGTTGGTTTCATTCGCCATGATCTCGCTTGTGCGATCCCATGCCGCTTCGTCACCACGGATAAGGCGACCCAGCCAATCCTTCTGGCTGATCTCCAAACGCATAGCCGTGTACCGCCCCCAAAACATTGATTCAGTTTCATCGGGGCTAACCCACAGCGTCCTGTGGTTGCGGTTACGTGCAGCCATGTTCATAGCCAGCAACGTCTTACCAGTGTGCGTCTTGCCGATCAGGGTCACCAACTGACCTGCACGGGCACCACCTAGCGTGGCTTCGTCAAACCCTCGTATTCCAAACTTCCATTCTCCTCCTGCGCTCAGGTCTGTCCGCATTCGTGACATTTGCTCAGTCTTGGGGGTGTACAACCGCTTCAAGTCAGCAGGTGTAATACCCTCAATCTCAGCCGCCGCTGGGGCGGGAGCAGCCGCAGCCGCTCCCGCCCCTACCAGCCTCATTGCGTCTTCAAGGCTTAGACGCTCAGGCAATTGCCGCCAACCAGTTCTGCGGGTCAATCGCTTCTGGACGCTCACCCCATGTGAATGGGCTGTGCTTGACCAGCCCACCGAAGTAACCGCTCTTGTTGGTAAGCGGGTGATTGCCTTCACCCTGAATCACGGTATGTGTACCGTCTTCGTTCAGGGTAGTGCCACGCTTAATCTTGAAGTCACCAAGTCCGCACTTGCCGTTCTTGGTGATGGGAATGTCCTTGCCACGCATGGACTCTGCCCAGTAGTCGGCAGGGAACTGACGGCTACCTGCGGCGAACAACTTTCGGATCGCCTGATTGTCCATGAACGCTGACTGCTGTGACGCATACTCAATGCCAATGGCACGTTCGTGCATGAGCAGTTTGTTGACTGCCGCATACTCGCTGTCGTCAATGTACAACGACGGGCGCTGGAGTCCTTGAGTCACAGGCTGTGCCTGCGGGAAGGCTTCCACGACGGTCGCTATGGCAGTCGCTGTTGCATCCGTTACGTTGACGGCAGGCTCTATCTCAGCAACTGGCTGTACCAGCAGCGTCCGCTTCACCTCCGACAACCCCTGTGCCAGAGCGATAGCGTTATCTACTGCCATCGTCACTGCCACACCTTCGTCGCCGTTGTTGATTTCAGCGACGGTCAGTTCGACCGCAACCTTCATCAACACCTGCGCTTCAATTGATGCCCTCTCAGTAGGGCTTAGTGGCGTAAATGCCATTATGGTTTCCTTTCGTTGGAACCTTTGCAATGCGCCCAGTTGGCGCACCATTTCTCAGAACACCACCACCCGTTGTCACCCAATACCCACGGCGGTGTGGGCATGGCTTCAACGTAGCGGCATAGTGCTAAGACCTTCGTACGTAGCCAGTCGAAGTGCGTCTGGTCACGTACCAAATCCATGCGACCCACCCCGTCGGGATGCATGATCGCATATGAAAAGTTAGGGATGCCCAGTGCGTAACAATACGCAATGCTTTGCACATCCCACCTTTCGTACTCCCAAGCAGTCCTAGAATAGTCACGCTTGGGGAACTTCCAATCCCACAAGCGGTCGCTCTCTACTAGGTCAACTGTCCCTGTGAGATTCACTATCCGCTCATCGTCTTCGATGAGCGGAACCTCAAAGTAATGCTCCACCGCTACGGGCTTGACAGTGGGGTACACCTCCGCATACCACGATGACAATTTGTTCTTCCCAACTGTCGCCGCAATCGACGGCGTATACGATTCCCAACGTTCAATCGTGGGTTCCATCTCCCCCCAATAGTAGTCAAACGCAGCGTGCAGATCCGATTCTTCCATCGGCCCATACCCGTCTATCACCGCAGACAAGGCATCCTCTGCAACTGTATGGCATACTGTCCCCAGCGACGAAGCATCCTTCACGGGTTCCTCGCTGAGTCCGAAAATCGTGTTTCGGAATCTTTCCATACACATGTCCGCAGTCTTGATCGAAGACTGACGAACCCACGTATGCACCCACCGCCCATCCCCTGCTTTCTCCAAAGCGTGTTTCATATTTCCTCCTAACGGTACTGAGTAAACTCCTCCCCTCTCTAAAGAGAGGGGAGGAGGTACTGAGTACCACTGAGTTTACTTGCTCGAATGTGTCCGCGTGGCTCATTTCGGTTAAGATTCTGTGCCAACTCTGTTACGAACGTGTTACGGTCACTCATCCTTGGATTCCCATTGCTTCTCATGTGAAGCAACCCACTGCTCCGCCTCCTCACGCAACGCGAACACCTCCAACGGAGTCTTCTCCCCATCAAGGCGCTGTTGCATCACAAACCAGCGCACAAACCATATACCTGCACCTACAGGCACGGAACGTTTCTCAATCTGTATCGTCATCGGTATCCTTTCATTCGTCCACGAAAGTCAGGCCGTTGCAACATTTCAACGCACTGCGGTGGTTCCCACCTGCGTCTAGTCACGATGCGGCACATACGAACGAACACTTGAACCCGTTGCACATGAACCGACTCGTCGTCGTACAACTCCGCTAACGCAACGTCATATTCCGTGAACGCAGCAATCATTTCGTCGTACTGAACGGGTGTCAACGATAACGTGATCTCCCGTTTACCCATTACGCCTCCAATCACAACCGTCAGCGAAGACCGCCTTTATCGGCCATGACCTCATCGGTCGGCCATGCAGTCTTGAAAGCATACCATGTATCTAACAACGCATTAGAACGGTCGCGGGCAATATCGTCACCCAACCGCTCCGACCATTCGTACACTACTCGCGTCTTGAAATTCCGATACTGGAGATTGCTAGCGCACAAGTTTAGGTACTTCCCAAACAGGTCGCGTGGCATCAGCATCCGATGCTCATAATCCGAACCGACGTTACTCCATACTTTGCCTGTCCACAATCCCTCCCACGGCCAACCCTCTACGGGTCCGTCCGAAAGCAAACTGTGATCCAACAAACGCCTCTTCAAGCGATCCATCGAATCCGAATCGCGTGAACGAACAAGCAGGTACTCACTTATATCTAAATCAAACTCTTCAGGTTCTGCTTCAAGCCCCATCGGGAACACATTCCCGTTAACGCATGAAAAGAACCCATCTTCAGTAACTATCCACATATATCTCCTATCTTGCGAGCGGGGGCGAGAGGCGGAGGGGGCCACCCCTCGCCCGCACTCTAGTTCCTAGATCGGCTGCGGATACTCTTCCCGCTTCTGACCGTACGGACGGTAAACCAAACGGGTTACCAAACGGCCCGAACGGAAAGCGTTCCACGCCTTGATGAAGTAGGCCAAACCCAACCGCTGATCGGCACTGAAACTCGGGTTCCGCAAGTTGCGGTCCTTCAGCACCTGTGTCTGCAACACCCAAGCAGGATTCCCTGTCGTGCTTGTAGGCGCAATCAACTCTTCGATAAACGCCTCGGTGTCTTCCTCGCTCAACTCGTTGAACAAGTACAAACCAGCAGTCGTTGCACTACGCACCAACGGAACATGATGCATCACACGGGAAGCCCGTGTACACGCCTGTTCCAACGGCACCTGATTCTGGAAGATGAACTCCAAGATCATGCGCTCACTCATGGTACGAGCAACAGCCTGATTGACATTCGGATCGCCAGTGGACTGCATCAACATCACGGACCTAGTAGCAGCAGGTAACGCCTGTAGGTACTTGAACTGACGAGGATCGTCAGGGTCGGTACCTACGATGCGCAACACATCTGCAACCGTCCGCTTGCGGCCAAAGTCAACAGCAAGCAGCAAAGACGCATAGTCTGCGCCCTTCACAACGGAGAACCGTTGCACTGTCTCGCTCTCAACGACCGCCTGTAAGCGATGCTGTCCATCAGCAAGGCGCCCCTTCTCATCAAAGATGATCGGGATGCCTATTTCTGCCCACTCGCCTTCCAGCATTGCAACCGCATACTTCGTGACCAACAGGTCACTCATGCTGCGATTGGGGGCAGCATTCTTCAGGATCAAAGCCGCCTCTTCGGGGCCAATCACCTGCGCAGACGTTTCATGCCTGCTAATGGGCGGCACGACTCGCCCTTTACGTGCAGTAAAGTTTCCCATATCACTCCTCTGTTTGGGTTTCTTTACGGGTAAACAGGGGCAGGGACACGTACGTCCTCGATAACGGTCGTAACAGTTGATGCCCTCCTATCCTTTCAGATAGTTGGATGTACTGTTACGTGTGTCCCTACCCCCGAAAGTGGTGCGTGACCACCATGCACCCGAAGGGTCGGGCGGAGGTCATGCACAGCAGCCACGCACCTGACTAAACGGTGACCTCTGCCAGATGCTTCAACGCAGCATCTGCAATCGGTGTCTTACCGTCCAACGCACGGATGTACGAACGCTCTTGTGCAGCGTCCGTAACCTTAAATCCCGTGCTGATGCGGTGCTGTTCGGCACCTTGGAACGCATTGTAGGCCAACCAACGGTTGCCCACCTGTGTATCCCACTGTTCCTTCTCGGCACGCCACGCTGTACCAACAGCAGCCACTCGCAGATTGCGAGCCGTCACCGTCTTGTGATGGGCGTCAGGCTCAGGATTCGGAAACACCGTGTTCACCAACTGTGCGAACTGCAAGTCAGTGAACTCCTGATCCCTCAACACACGGGCCATGACCTGCATGGTCCGTGTCTGCTCCATCGAAGACTCCAACACAGCCGCACGCATGGTGAGCATGTTGTCGTGGTTCTTCGTGGCCTTCACGCCAATCAACTGACCAGCGTGTCCAAGCATGTTCTCGCAACTGATGCGCTGCTGAATCGGGATAATCTCCGTCTTCCACACACCATTAAGCGACATGCGTGTATAGATGAACGGCTGGATAGTGTCGCCACCACCCAAGTCGAACGGGTCGTCAAGCACCTGCTCAACTACCACACGCTCACCGTTTCCAAACACGCTTACGCTGCTGCATGACTCGGGGAACAACCATTCCAACGTGTCATACACATGCTGATAACCTGCACGCTCGGGGTACTTCCCTGAGTGTGAACCAAGCACCTGTCCCGTGTCGCCACGAAGCACGTACCTGTCAAGGGGCTGACCCTTGTTCTCCCCGTGCTGGTACACAGGCATTTGGAACTGCCCGTCAGCGATGTAACCCGATGGCTCGTACACCACGGGAAACACACCGTTCATGGCAGCAGCCATAGCGGGAACCGACGCACCTATGTCCGTCGCAACTTCCTGACTGCGGTCGGGATCAGTACCGTCTACACGGTGGTCCTCCAACTTCTTCAGGAAGTTGTGTACGCCCGCTAAGGCGTTGTCAACTGTCTCTCTACTCATATATTCTTCTCCTTTGCCCAATCGTATGGGCGCTTTCTTGGTATGTCATGCTTCTGACGCAGAGCAGCCACGAAGGCCATACGCTCCCGTCGTCTGTCTTTCATATGCCTAGATACTATCATCCATACGGACGCACCTAAGCATATGACGATAAATGACCACATGTAATACATAAGGAACTCCTCGCTAATCACGCGGTTCATCTTTCCACGGAGGTTCAGGCTTATCCCACGTAGGCGTATCTACCTCGTCCTCCTCCTCGTCTGCAAACACGATGTCCCAGCACCTATTGCAGATGTACCAACCGCCCCTATGGGCGATCAGCAACTCTCTATGCGCAGCCGACAGGTCAGGAAACACATTCTGCACCAACCCTTCACGGTTCATCCAACGGTCATAGTCACCGTCGTCAACCCGTATNGANTCCGTCGTCTTGCAATGCCTACACTCAGCGGATACAACTGCCATCANNCCTCCTCGGTACATGCGTCTATGAACTTGACCCGATCAAAGTTCGGGTTAAAGCCCGCAAACACAGTCGCTAGTCGTGAAGTCATACGCCACAAAGCAGTCTCGTATCCGTCCAGAAACGCTACGTCCACATCAGGGGCGTGTGTCTTCGTGTATTCCTTGTTCAGCACCCGTGCCACCTCAGTGAAGTGCATACGTGTCATGCCGCCCATTAGAACGGCTCCCCGCTGTTTACAGCGTGGCCCCGTGTGTCCTGTACGGCAATCAGGATGTGCTTCAGCGTAGCCTCAGCGTATGCCAACACACTCTCGGGAGTGTCATGCTTGGCCCTGAAGCCTGCCGTTGTCGCTTGTAGGCGTGACACCATGCCCGTCAGTTCCGCAACTTTGGCTTCCAACTCAACCACACGCCGTGTCTCGGCCCACAGCGACGCAGCATCAGCCAGTGTCTCAACCTTGGACTCCAACACAGTCACACGCTGCAAGCCCTCATTCGCACCCTCAATCTGGGCCGAAACGTCTGGCGGGGACAGCAAGCCACCCTCGTCAGCGGACGTATCCAAGTGCCACTGGATGACCTTCGTCACCAACTCAGTCGCACGGGCACCAATGGTACAATGGGCACCTACGCTTATGGTGTTGTACTGGCGCAACAGTTCAGACAACGTTTCCTCAACGCCATCGCTGTTGCTACCGTACTCCTCCGCAGCCTCACGGGCAGCGTCGTACACGCTGTCAGACACAGCATCCCATGCCTCTTCCCTGATGGCTTCCTCCACCTGCGAAGACACAGCGTCCCACGCTTGGTCGTCAATCTTGTCATCCACGCCGCTACCGACGCTCTCCCATATGGCCTCTGCGAACTCATCCGCATCAGCCGTTGTCCTGAACTCAAACTCACTCATACCTGCACCTCCAGTGCGTCAAATATATCATTTACGGCATCCGCAAGCAGGTCATCGTAACCGATACCCGCTTCCAGATCAGCAAACAAGCGCATAAGCACCTGCTCTATACTCTCACGCTTCATGCGTCTACCTCTTCCTTATCCCAATGCGTCAACACGCCGAGGTCGTCACCCTCAACCGCAAACCCATACTCAGCAGCAGCAGGAACCGTCCACACATACTCACATGAGTAGTAGGTACCGAAGTCATGCGGGTTCGCCTGAATACACAACCGACCACCCTCAGGCTCATTACCGTAATGGCGCCTAATCTGCTCAATGAACCGCCTCAAATGCGCCTGTGCCTCACGAATGTAGGCATCACTGCCCAACTGCGGACAAGGCTCATCCCACGGCCCATCACCAACATACAAACTGTCTCTCATAACGTACCTCCGTACATCAAATGGCTACTTCCAACACTTCCCATCTTCTCTCTCTCAAGAGAGAGAGAGAGAAGATGGGGACTCCATCCGCATAGAACAACTACTGCGGATCAAACCCAGCCCCTATCGGCCCTTGCTCATGCACGTTAATCTCACGGTCAAAGTGCGACGGGTCTATACGCGACCCATCCAACACATCCTCTACACGGTTACGGGCATCATCCTCGTCATCCGCTTCTATGTGAAACTCCCAATGCGCACTCTCAATAACCTCAACCACGTATCGCTTCATATCAATCCTCCTCGTAAGGGGTATATGTTTCCTTTGCACGACGGATCATCTCAGCGCACTCAGCCTGAAACTCCTCCAACGTCTGCGCCTTTGATTCCGTCAACACCACTCGCGGTGCCAACTCGGCAACCTTCGGCACCGCATGGGCCAAAGACACCGCACACTCATGGCACAAAGCCACCTCTACGGGCGGGTCCGCATAGTTGTCCGAAAACCCACCGTAATAGTCATGCACAATCAGCAGCAACCCACCATCCAACTGCCTAGCGTTGTCACCTATGACCATACTTGCGCACCTATCGCAAGGGTATTTATCTGTTCTCATGCTCTTACCTCCTGTAAGCGCCTATTCATTGCCAAAGCATAATCATGCAGCAGGAGGGTGCCACCTGCTTAGGACAGGCACACCCTCCCATTCGCCGCAACCGATTGTGCTACGGGTGGAAGGAGGGTGCCACCCAACACGGCTAACCGCTCAATTTCGGCGCTTCATCCATATAGGCATACTTCACGCACGGCTAGGCTAAGTTCCCGCTGCAACTACCACGGTGAACGTACANCCTCCCGAAGAAGCACGGGGCGGGAATCGAACCCGCAAACGCAACACACTGCGCATCCTCAGCCCCATCTAGCGACCCGTGTGTGGGTTAGGGGCTTCCCGTGCATGGTGGAGGTGAGGGGAATCGAACCCCTGTCCGCAAGCGTCCGACATGCGGCTTTCACTTGCGTCGAAACCATAAACACCCCCGAAGGGACTTACACGGGCTTAAGTTTTCGCAGTTTTATGCGCTACACTGCACCCACATAGGATTGTAGTCCCACGCACCTACGTCTACAACCGCAGATAACCCGATGCCACGCACCACACGGGTGCCGCTTGCAGCCTAAAGCCTATTTACCCTCGCTGCAACGAGCCTACACGCTATGACTCCTGAGCCATAGTCTCCAAACGTGTCTCACGCCACTCCTGCACATCCACCAACTCCTCCAACAACGACGCAAGCGCCTTTGGCAACACACTCACAGGCAGCAACCAATCCTCAGCACGCACAAGCGCCTGCCCCAACAGTTCGAGACCCTCCTCATCCATGAACACAGCAAACAAACCCTCACTCGCATCCACACAAGTCACATCAATCATCGGAAACCTCCCATCATCTCTCTCTCAAAAGAGAGAGAGAGATGATGGGGACTCCACACGCTAGCCACGGGTCAAACCCTCCTCAGGCTTCTCACCGCCACCAACAAACACATACCCACACTTGGAACAAGCCCAATGCGTATTACCCAGATTACGCACCAGATCATGCTCACACACCGTCGGAACATCCATCTCAAGCACAATACACCATCCTTCCATGATGACCATAGGTCAACCCAAACGCATCCAACAACCGCCACTGCGCCAAGTTGATCGTCTGCGTAGGATACAACTCCTCGCTCCACGCTACAGACGCCCTAGGATTCCTCAACTCATGCAACTCTTTCGCATCAGGCCAATCATCCCAATCCAACTCACGCCCCGCATCAACACCCAACATCCGCA